ATATAAATCCTGATTCCTATCCTGGATACGAGGGAAGATATGGTCTACAGCCGCATTCTGTTGGAAACTGGTTATTCAAGCCATCTTTTGAATATATTGATGCCTTGCATCTAGGAGATATTGAGTGGCGTTACATAGACTACTATACTACTTACTATAACGTTTGTATGGCCTCTAAACAGGATGCAGTATTTACAATGACTGGATGGTTGACAGCGGCCAATACAGTAGTCAGTGCTGTGAGTGTTTATGCAGGAGCAGCTGAAGCCAATGAAAACATTTGTGATGCAAGATATGAATTCAGGATGCGAAATCCATCCGTAGGCGTGACAGTTTATCAGGCTCCTGCAGGAATATCACTTCCATATTATGATCCCGGTTTAGATTATCCTGGTTATTATCTTGAGTTTCCATCCTTAGGCACAATCTCCTATCCTCCCTACATCCTTGATCTTCCTGGCGCAACATTCAATCTTCAGGATGGATCTATTGGCCCGATCTATCCCACATATGTAGGTGCTCTAGTCTATGATCTGGCTCTTAAGAAATGGGGCAAATTTAAGGGTCAGTTTAAGCAACTCATTGAGTATTCTCCGGTTAACAAAATTGATGAAGGAATTATCACATATGACAACTTCGGAATGGATGTTGGTGTTCTTGATACTTCAGGGTATCTCAGGCTGTTCGATCTTAATCCATCTGATTCGCTTGCTAAATGGGGTAAAATAGGATACTATCGTGCAGGATTCACCAGGGCTTCTGAAGTAATTATTCACTTCCGACTCCCATCTACTTGCACAATCAAGTTGGAACATAGTGTAGATGGGCGCGCTATCAATTCTGACTTGACAAAAGAAACAACTGTAACATCTGCACTTTCTGCCAGATTTGGGCTTGATGTAGTTGGAGTTTGGTTCAATATTGTTTTGGCAGGGCAGTTCGATGTGCAGTACATTGAATTTAGAGCTTTTCCACAAGGCATTCGTTAAATAAAGGAGAAAGAAATGGCATGGTCTAATGCAACAGCTACTGGACAACCGCAAGGACAAACAACTACTTTTGGCCCCGATTCTCAAGTTGGAACCTCTACAACTCAAGGAACAACTAATCAAGCATCAGCAGGGAATCAATCTGGATGGGAAAGTGGGAATCAAACTACTACTGCCCTAGACCCAAATTCTATGAAAACCTTACAGGAATTCATTGCTCAGCTTATGAGTGGTGGAACTGCAAATCAAAAGGGAGAGATACAAAAACGGGATGCAATGACTCAATTCGTGACAAACTTATTGGGTCTTGTTTCTCCGCAGCAGGCAAATGCAGATGCTCAGGGTCTTATGAGTTTGAATCTTCAACAGTCCATGGAAAAACAAATGCCAGCCCTTCAGAAAGCAATTGAGGGTGCCGGTACTTCTGCTAGTTCTATGCAGGCTTTACTTGCAAATAGGATTGCTCAAGATGCAGCTCTTAATGCCTCAGCTCTTGGCGGAGAGCAGCAGAAAGCTTATGCACAGAGCAGGGCACAACTAGCATCCTTACTTGAAGCTTTTACCCGTCCGCAGAATACAGTAGAGAATACTCTTATTCAGGCTCTCAATGCATTAAAGGGAGCAGTTACCACTACGAATAGCACCAGGTTCAGTAATCAGAATTCTTCTCAGAATACTACTGGACAGCAGAATCAAACAACAAATAGCCAGCAAGTTGCACAAAGAGGCGCAATTAATCCCGTGAACCAGCAACTTCAAAGCTTGGGACAAACTCCTTTGAGTGATAGGATTACTGGTCAAGTTATCCAATATAATCCAGTGAATACGGCAGGAGTTGATAATGGTATTAGTATTCAGAATACTACCAATTCCAGTGGTGGTGATGGTTATGATATTGGTTCTATTATTAGCAGTAATAGTGGCACTGACTATTCTGGCTATTCTTCTGCTGATGCGGTTCGGCAAGCTGCTTACAATAATATTGATGCAGCCGCTACCACTGACGAGCAATATTACGATTAAGGAGGAAAATCGAAATGCCGATCACAATTACGAATGAAAGTATCTACGGAAAGCCTCAACCCGCAGAACCTGCCAGGATTCAAGTAACTCCGCCACAGCCAGAAGTTGATCCATTTCTCCCAGCTATTGAAGCTGTTCAGAAAGCAGGAGATTCTCTGACTAAGGAAAAGGCTCTGCTTGATCTGACAAATCAATATGGGGAATTCGAGTCCCAGAAAATGAAACAGTTCCATGATATGGCTTATGGGCGTTTTGGAGTTTCTGGATTGGAGAGGCAACTTAAATTCTCGGAACAGAAAGACCGTTCGCATCCTATGTGGCTTCAGTATCAAACTGATAGTGAAGAAACTGCTAGGGCCAGGGCTATGTATGATAAATCTCTGTCTTTGGCAGAAAGTCATATTCGGGAACTCGCTTCTTCTGATCCGGATATTACTAGGACAAAAACCCGTATCGGTGCATTCATGAAAACTCAGGAGCGTTTGCTTAATACAATGCTCCAAAAGGAAGGGATTCAAAATGAGAAAGTTGATCAGATCACTTCTGTTCTCAATAATGATAATCTTGCTGCGGTTCAGGCAATCTATCCCCAAATAACAGATCAACAAGAGTTAAAATTACGGGCGGCTCAGCTTATCACGAATCCCAAATTCAGGGATGAAGCTTCTGTTATTATGGATCCCTCTGCTAAGCCGCAAGATTTTCTTACTGCAGCAGTACATGGTGTCTCTATGGCTGTTCCATATGTTCTGCAAAGGCAGTCAGCTTTAACTGGCCAGGATCCTACTCAAGTGGAAAGTGAAGTCTCAAAGATGCGTTCCCTTGTTCTGAATCCTGACGCACTTCAAAAGGAAGCAGATAAGTTCCTTTCCCCCATTGAAAAACAGGAGCTTGGGAATCTCAAACAGAAATCAATGCTTGCGAAGGATAAGGACTCCCTGGCAAAACTGGAAGCTCTCAAAGTAGAAACGGCAATTAAGGTGATGAAAGCCTCCAAGAGAAACAACCTGCTAGGAAATGCTGAAAGCTGGCAGCCTGTGGATGGTATGAGATTAGCGGATCTTCCTGAGTTTGATTCTTTCAAGGCAGCAAAGAAGCCAATTAACCTTGAAACCATCTATAGGGAATTCGTGCATAACGCTCCCAAAGAAGCAAAGTCTTCCAGGGCAGCCCTTGTTCAGCAGCATCTCTTAAAGAATGCCGAAAAGCTGAATGGCACTCTGTATGGAGAAGTTGTAGATTTGTCAGCCCTAAAAGCAAAAACTCAAGCAATGGCAGTTCCTGGAATTTTTGATAGCCTTTCCCTCGGACTTGAGAATATCCTTAGAATGCCAAACGCACTTCCTGCTATCACCCCGTTCTAATAAAGGAGTAATGTAATGGATCTCACAGAATACACCGGAGAGCAATCTGATGTTTCCTTCTCTAAATTCGACACTGAATCTAGTCTAGGAAGTACAATCCTTGGAGTACCTTTGGCGGCAGCTGTTGACACGGGAATTTCTATCTGGAATTCAGTGACCCCAGAAAAGTATTCCTATAATACACATGATGTATTGGCCAACCTTAATGAGAATCTAGCGACTGTCTATGATGAAAATCCAGAGACAATCAAAGCTCTTTCCTTCATTGGAGGAATGGTTGCGCCCACAGGTCTTGCTCTGAAAGGAATGAACCTTCTTCGTTCTGGTGCCAAAGGAGTTAATTGGTTCTCCGCAGCTGGTCAGACTCAGAGAATGGCAAACATTAAGGCTGCCTATGAAGGAAGTGGAAAAGCTAGTTCTGCTTTCCGTGGTGCTATGTGGGAAAATAGATTTGCAACAGCTGGAAATGCTTTAGTTGATGCAACAGTTTTGGAGGGTGTTCTTTATTCCACAATGAATGCCCATCCTTTCATGGAGGATTATGTAAAAGATCCTCTTAAACATGCGTCCATGAATATCCTTTTTGGCTTTGGTGTCATGGGTGGAGCTGGTCTTATTGCCCAGAGATTTGCAACCAAAGGGATTGCTCAGGAAGTTGAGCAGGCTTCTCATAGTGTTCTTCTGGAGGGAATGAAGGATTTCCAGATCACAGAGAATCTTTCCGGTTACATGGCAATTCACCGTGCAAATTCCCAGAATTGGAAAGATATTCTGGAAACTCGTGCCGATTCTCTTACAGAGCATACAAAGAAACTCCTTGAATTCAATATCGCAAATGCTGACGCGGCCCAATTTACTCTATTTGATAGAATGGCCAGCCCCTCTCTGAAGAAGGAAATTGAGAATCTCGGGAAAGGTGGCTCGGCCTATAAACAAACTCTTATAGATAGAATTGCATCTGATCCTGTGCGCTTTGCCAATGTGGATACTATTACATTGGCCAAGGTTGGGGATTATGCAGACCTTTCAGCAGCCAGGCAGAATCCTTTCTTTGGAACTACCACAATTCCTGGAGAGGCAATTCCTCTCTCTATGAAAGCTGTGACCACAGATAGGGTTCGTCCTGTCACTGTGGCTTATAATCCAGAACTTGATACATTCATGCTTCCCTCTGATATTAGAGCTTATGGGGGAGCTGCTGATCTAGGATATACAAATGTTGATGATCTTCTCAAAGGAACATCCAAAGACTGGCATGTTTATCCTAACAGGGATATTGGGATTGAGTCCCCTTTTACCTCATCTCCTACTATGGATGCTCATTATCTGAAAGCTCTGGCGCATTTCGATAGACTTCCAGTTGAAGATCTTTACAAGCCAATAACAATTGCGCCAGACGATTTCGGAATGTTGCAGGGATATCTGGCCCGAGTTAAGAAAGAACTACAAAGTAATCCTTCTTTTGATGTCACCAAGACTAGATTAACTCTGACCAAAGAAGCCCCTGTTTGGAGAGATGTTAATGTAGATCTTATGGCCCAGGCTATTGCTAATAAGATTCCTGTTTCTACAGTACCACATGCTGCTCAAGGTGTAGCTTCTCATGAGTTAGGACTTCCTCCTGTTAAAAATTCTATTCTTGATGATATTAAGGATTGGTTACAAGGGAGGGAGGGACTTAAAACAGACTTGATGCGTTCACCTAATCTTGGTCCTGAAGCCAAGAAGTTGGCGCATGCTTTTTCTGGAACTGATGAATTTGGCGGTCATCCTGGTATGGGTGGGATGCATCTTATGGAGCGTGGATTAAATGACTGGCGTCGCGGGAATAGAGCACCACAGAGACTTCTGACTGAGAAAGAGGCCGAATATTTCGGGGATGCAGAATATAAAAGATACCGAGCTAGCGGAATGTCTCATAAACAAGCAATGGATTTGGTAGGAGAGCGTCCATCTATTCTTGGAAAAGTCGTGGAGGAACTTTGGAATTCTCCTGAATCTGTGAAACTCCGTGAATTCTTAAAGCAACAAGCAGATTCTGAGGGTTATATTTATCTCCTTCGTGGAATGCGCAACCAAGCTAAAGGTTCTCGTGCTGGTGAGAGTTTTACTCCAGCTATGTCTGTGGCTAATGGATTTGGTAAAGTTTCCATCTATCGAGTCCATACAGATGATGTGGTTGGATTCCTTGGTTCTTATGGTGGTAGTATTAGTGGTGGAGAACTTGAATTAGCTGTGGATGCTGCAACCCATCCTATTGTTACTTCTATTCCGACAGGTTCCAAAGCTGTCGCTGGGACAACTACTGTTGATCTTAATACTCTCAGGGAAACTATCAAGGCCCATTCTTCTGCAACTTCTGCTAATGTAGACCCTATCACAGCAATGAATACATTGGTCAGTGAGAAAATGGGAAAGATCCGAGAGTATATTAAAATTGGAATTCCTGAGGAGGTCATTTCAAAGAATCTCAATGTTCCTACACAAACCATTCAGAAAGTTGCATCCGGTCAGCCTGATGATCTTTTAGCTATGGAGCAATTCTCCAAATATACTGATGCAAGTGCCATTCAGGATTACCTTGCTCCAACCAATAGAACCGTCCTTCTTAGAACGAACTCCAATAAAATCCCTCACGCTATTATCAGGAGTAATATTGGTGTAGGAATCACTGGAAGTACGGATGATATTGTTAAGGAAACATTCTTAGCTACGTCAGAAAGTGGAATGATCCGTGAAGCTGCAGGATTCTTTCTTGGGACGGAATTCAGAACTCTTCGTGATGTTATTCGTGACAAGTTGAATCTTATTAGTAATCCAGCTCTTGGCAATAAGTTCCTTGGCTCAACTGACCATTCTTTAAGAGGCATGAAAGAGGTCGGACCAATTGCAACCTATCTTGGAAAGATGCGTACTGATCTAACCAACAGGGCAGTAGATAAATTCTTTGCTCCAGTTAAGGATGATCTTTATACAATGGTCAGGGACAAGGCAGCTCTTGTGGAATTCAATACTGCTGATTCCGTTAATGCTGGAATCAAAGGATATAGAGAATATAAGAACCGTCAAATCTGGCACATTGATCCTCAGCAACCTACAAAGATGGTTCCAAGTCCTGGCAATCCAAATAAAATGATCGAAGTCCCGAATCTCATTGCGGCCAAGTTCAATGGGGAAGAGTTTAGAGTCACTTCTGATTCTGTTGATAATGTTTTCCAGTGGATGTCAGGATCAGGACGAGAGCTTTATAAGCAACAGGAAACATTAAGGAAAATTCCAGGTCTTGGCAAACTCAGTGATATTGGTCTGTGGGTTCCTTCTTTCAGTCCAAAGGATAAATATATTGCCTATGTGATTGACAAGGCTTCTCAGGCTACAACTCTGCTGCATGGAAAAACTCCTGAAGAATTACAGGGAGCTATTCAAGCATTCAGTGGGAAATCAGGGGTTATTGTTGGACAGACTCATGACATTATCCAACACGGTACGGAGCAGCAGTTATTTAATATTATTGCAGGGCGCCATGATCCCATGTTTATGCAATCCGCAGATATTACAATGCTGAAAGGTGGTTCCAGTGGGGCAGCCAGAATTTCTACTTCTACTGAACGTCTTGTGGAAATGGTGAATGCCTATGAGCATCAGATAGCTTATAATATGGGTAGTATCATGGAATTCCAGCTCAGCGATGTGTTTGATTATCTCCATACTACCAGCAAATACACACAGTCCTCAGTTAAAATGCAGCCTGGAGCCTCGGGAATTATTAAGAAAACAGAGAAGGATGCCGCAGCTGTCTTGATGAATACTATCATGGGCAAATCCAATTTGGATCAGTATGGACTTTGGCGTGGAACTAATCAGATCTATTCAGCAATCCTGGAGAAAACACTGGGAACTATTCAGGATGTCATGGAACCAATTCTGAATACTGGCAAAAACCTTTTCGGAAAGGGCAAGAATCTTTCCGACAAGCAGTATGAGGAACTTCAGAAACAGCTTGAAATGAGAGGTATTCCTAATCCATTTAAGGATTTCCAGGAGGCTGAAGCCCGGAGACTTTTCCATCAGGATAGGGTTGCAAAAACAGAAGCTCTTTCTACTCGTGTAACAGTTCTTGCAAATACCTTAGCAGCTACTACATTGCTTCGCGTTGGGGAACTTGGCCAGGCTTATGTCAATGCTATCTCTTTACCGATTCTCATGACCTCTGAGATCAGCAGTAAACTCCCTGCAAAATTTATGAATGCAGAACTTGCAGTGAATCCTGAGTTTGATGTTGTCAGGACGATGTATAATGGCTGGAGATACAATCACAGACCTGAAGCATTGCCCTACATTCAGAGAGCAAAAGATCTCAATATGTTCAAGGGAGTTGTCTCTGAAGCAGATGAGCTTTTCGCCAGGACTCGTTCTTTGGACCCAGGAATTCTTAGTACTACAGAGAGTCTCATGCGCAGCAAGTTGGTGGAAACTCTTAGTAAGGCCACCGATTTCTCAGAGCAGGTTGTCCGTGAAAAGGCTTTTTCAACTGGAGTATATATTGCCAAGACAGCTTATCCAACACTTCCTGACGCAGGTGTAATGGTATTTGCCAGGGATTTTATGGACCGCACGATTGGAAATTATGCAGCTGCACAAAGACCTACGATGTTCCAAGGGACTCTTGGTGTGGCAATGGGACTCTTCCAAACCTACATGCTGACAATGGCTCAGAGTCTTTATAGGCATTTGGAGAGAGGAGAGTTCAAGGCCCTAGCGAAAACAATGCTTGCGCAATCAACCATTTTCGGAGCCAAGAGTCTGCCTGGTTTTAATATCGTAAGTGAGAAGATTGGGGAACATTTCTCTGATCAGAATTTCGATCTTGTTACTGGAACATTCAGAGCACTTCCTGATAAGTTGGCGGAAGCTGTAATCTATGGACTTCCAAGTAGTTTTTCACAAGCAGCAATCACAACCCGTGGGGAAATTCAGCCGAGAGTTCCTGATCCATTCAAGGGAATTGGCGCTATTCCAGCAGTTGCTTTAACAGGGCAGGTTTATGATGCAATCAAACGCGTTGGGACTGCTGTTTTTCAGGCGGATAAAACTGCGGGCCAGGGAATCTTTGAGGCTATTTCTATGCAAAGTATTTCCAGACCTGTCGCTAGGATGTCTGAATTGGTTGCTGGATACAGTGTCACAGGAAAGGGGAATTTAGTAGCTGGGCCAGATGAAATCTGGGCTTGGAATAGTGTATTAGCTAGAGGTTTAGCAACTAGACCAGTCCAGGAAATGAGGGCCAGGGATGCCATACATCTGAATAGTATGTATGGAAGTATTGACAGAGAAAATAGGCAGGGTATTACTATGCAGCTGCGTTCTCATTTGAGGGATGGAACTTTGAATGATGAAATAGTTGCTAATCTTGCAGAGCAATATATGAGAACTGGAAGTCCGCAAGGATGGAATAGTGCTGTTAATACTGCAATTGCTCAGACAGAACTTCCTGCAAATCAGACAGTCAGGAATTATCTTGCGCCCAATAGTCCCACAATGATGATGATTGACAACATGCACTAAAAACAAAAAACCCCACAGTCCGATTAAGGAAAGTGGGGTTTTTCTTTGGGCACTAGGAAATGAATTTCAGGATAGCTTCACAATGGTCCGCCTGGTTTCTTGCGTCAGACAAAGCATTGTGTTTATTTCCATTGAACCTTGGATTTGGAACTCGTGGGAAATGCTTCTTAAGAGTAGAATAGCACTGCCTTTCATAATATTGCCATGGAATTTCAATTCCCGTTGCCCTGAATGCGTATTCCAGAATTGGAAAATCAAAGGCTGCTCCATTCGCATAAATTAAAAAGTCACGATATTTACCTCTCACCATTCGAATATAATTCGATAAGTCTTGAAGGACATCAATGTAGTAGCTGGTTCCGGAGAATGCTTCATGCGCAACTTCCGGCCTTTGATTCCTCCACCACGCCATTGTATCCTTTTCATCCGAGAAGTCTGGATTAAGTGGATCCCACCTGATCTTTTCATAGAATCCCTGCGGGGCTTCAACATCCAGGAAAGTAGTTGCGCCAATGGAAAGAACATTACAGCCTGGAGTTCTTCCAGTTGTTTCAATGTCAATCATCACACGTATTGTTGTGTCCATCAAGTTGTTCCTTTATGTAGTTTTTACCGTACTGGGTTAGAAGGTAGGTTGTTTCTTTTCCTCTTACTGAACCTGGGGTTTTTGTGAGAATGTTATATGCTATGCACTTTCTTAGAACTTCCCTAACAATTGTCACTCCTCTTCCTGTGGCATGAACAAGCTCCTTGGTTTTTATTTCCTGGAGCTTGTTCATTGCTTCTAGGTAATAGATAGGAACAATTGACGATTCTACTTCCCTGGTATAGTTGAGAGGTTTGTCAACCATTGCCTGTATCATAGAAGAAAAAATACTCATGTCAGAGCGGAATATCATCATCCAGGTTTGACATTGTTCCTAGAGAAAATCCAGGTAGTGGCTTGTAATCATCAGGATATTCTGGTTCCTCTTCTTCATCAATCCCCAGTTTAATCTCGATCTTTTTCAGGCAGGCCTCCTGTTTTTCGGATACTGTGGTATTCCCACGGTCTTTAAGACTCCTTAGAAAATTCTTCTCCCAGGAATTAAGATCCTGTCCGGTTGCCTCATCTAAGATAGCCTTAACTCTTGCTTGGATTCCTCTCGTTTCTTTACTCCTTGCGCAATTTTATCGCCATTATACCTCCCCCTGGTTTCATAACTCTTTCCAGGCGGAACAGGGGGGTGTTTGAAGAATACCATCTGACCTATAGCATCTCCTTCATGTAGTCGTATCGAATGGTTGTTTGTATCATTCTTGAATTCAAGGGTAAGAACTGAACCATGCCAACCTGCATCACACCATCCAGCTTTTAGATGATTGAATCCAATCCGTGCCATTGAACTTTTAAGCATATACTCAGCACTGATGTAATTCGGCAGGTGGAATACTTCCTTACTGGAAGCCAGGATAAACTCTCCAGGAAGTATATCAAATGGCAACCTATGCTGCACTGTCTTAAGTGGAGTTCTATCCCTTAAGACAAGAACAGTCCCTTCATCAGCTTCAAGCAGAACATGATTTCCAATATGGATATCAAGGCTGGCGGAATTTACGCAATTATAATCTGCAAACTCGATAACTCCCTGCTCAATCAGTTCACAGATTTCAGTATAGCTAAGTAACATTTTTCTTCTCCCAGAGTCTTCCAGTCATTCCACATTTTCCGGTCCATTTTTTACTTCTTTCATCCCTAGCAGAACTCCCCTCAAGTCTACTAGAAGAAAGTGCCCAGGAATCTTTCCTGTTCACTATTGGATTCATGCAGCGTAAATTCCAAGGACTCCCAGGTTCCGGCATGCTGTGTTTACATTCTCTGCATAACCTTAGTTCAGTCATTATCATTCTCCTATCTGTACATCACCTAAAAGAAAAACATCTTCGAGAGCATTTGCTATTGCTGCATTGGCATGTGTTTCAAGCATCTCCTTTCGTACGATTTTTGCAATCTCTCCAAACTTCCAGATTTCAACATCTCCTGAAAGTGAATTCGTCCTGACTCCAGAGAATCCATGTTTCTTTAATTCAAGTGCCGTCATGAAATCCGGATGATCTGGACGTTTTGAATCAAAGTCATCCGTTGCCATTTCCATCCTTTAGTTGCGCAAGTTCGATTCCATAGGTGATTCCTTCCTTGCGAATCTCCATTACGAAATCCTGAAGTGCTTGCTCGTTGGGGAAAAGTAGAGAAACTCTTCCACTTGTACCTACCAAGTAGTCTGGTTTGCTGTCAAGTTTATCTATGATACCACTAACGATCTTTGACATCACGATTTTCTCCTACTGTAAAAAACCATTCGATCTCCTCCTGAATGTGCCTCGAAAGTAAACTGACCTGTTCAGCATTATGATCCGGTGGGAATTGTACCCTGACTCCGATCACAATTTCTGCTGAGTTCACCAGAAGGGAGTTTGATACCCTTACATTTTTCGGAATGCTCATTGTTCTTCCTTGGTTAAGTAATCCATATTGAGAAGGCTATCGTCCCAGTCAATCTGTGGTCTATGTAATGGGAGATACCCAGTTTTTCTACCTATCTTCAAGTGCTGCACTTTTTCTGCCTTGGTCAAGCCAAGTATTACGTCCTGCAATTCTGTGTATTTGTTCAAATCTTTTGATACGATTTTCCAGAGCTCATTAAGTGATTGGGGTTCAGTGGATCTATTTAGATGATCTAGAATAGCGGCAGCTGCTCCTGAGTTTCTTGCTTTTCCGAACTCTCCAAGAGCTTTTGGCATTCTTCTTTCAGCAGCGTGTAATACTGTGTTTGCGTTAACTGCATCAGCGGATGTGATAACCTTGCGCAAATTCGCTGACGCAATAATAATACAAAGTTTGAGAAGGTGTGTAAATCTTCTTGTGCTGTAATGGGTAAATCTGTGGTCGTCGATCGGCTTGAACTCTTTGTAGATTCTGTCAAATATGGGTTTCGCATCTGGATCAATCCTCATAGGTCCATTACAAGAGGCCCTTATTTTCTTGAGTCTTTCTACAAGGGCGTCCCTCAGTTCTTTGTTATCTTCATCTGGGAAGGTAATAAATTTCCCTGTCGGTTCTGAGTGGATGAAAAGGAATCTCGAGCAGAATCCGTTACCAATTGCTTCTGGCGGGATTGCCATTGAGAAATTTTGCTGGGTATTGGCCCCCAGGATATTGACTGTTGGTTTATATACATAGACTGACTTTCCATGAAGTTTTGGGTGGCGAAATTCTGGAGGACAGTCCCACAGCTTTGTAAGTCTTGTCACGAATGGAAGATCCCCTTGACCTATGAAATCATTAAATTCTTCGGCCATGACGTAACATTCTGTGGGATTATCTGACACAAGAGTTTCTAAATCAAGGTCGATATCTGAATTGTCCTTCTTCCCCATATCTGCCAGGAACATTTCTTTCGACACGGAATCTGCTGCAAAGGTTTCATATCCTGCCGCTCTGAGAAGTTTTCCTCCTGGGGACATTGCTGTGCCTTTTCTTGCGCCAGCACTTCCCATGAGCATGATATACTGATTCGGATATATCTCTCCCTTCCCAAACGGAAGCCATACATTCCTCCCCAATAGCGCCCCGATAATGGAGATTGCTGTCCATCTGTGATAGATACTTGGGGATTCACTCTCCCCGATGTATCTGAAATATTCCTTGAAAAAATCCGGCGTATCAATTTGAGTCACTCCTTATTAATGTTATTGGTTCATGGGTCCAGTAGATCTTGCACTCCCTGCATTTCCATTTCGCTATTCCCTTATTGTGAAGAAGCTGAATCTGTTCCGATCTGCATTTTGGGCAGCTAATTTTCTTTGCCGCCCTCATTAGATTTTCTCTCCTGCGAACAGATTCAGTGACTGCCTGTAGAAATTCACCTATATGCACTAGCATTCCTGCTCCTTTAAGTGTGTGCCGCAGGCGCGCCTTTAAGCATGTGGCCCCAGTCAGTTCCATATTTATAGTCAACTGGAATCTTTAGGATGCGCCCATGAATTTCTGTGGGATTGTTGAAACATTCGATTGCTTCTGCTCGTATATCTTCCCTTCCTTTCCTATATTGAAATGGTGCACTGTCATGAATCTGAGCCTTCATCCTGAAATCTTCTGGTTCCCGTTTCTGTAACTGCCACTGTTTCCACCATCCCCTATTCAAGATAGAGACTGATAAGTTCTGCGGTCCATGAGCGACTGCGCTTGCAAATATCTGATGCTTCTTGTCAATATCCCCGAAGAAATATCTGACATGACCAAGAGGGGAACGAAGCATTGAAGTCGTTCTGATTTCATTCTTTACCTCCGCATACCACTGTCTGATCCTTTTGAATGGTTCATGGTATTTCTCCAGAAGAAGTGTAGCAAAAGCTTTCATTGAAATCTGTCCAGCATCTGGTCCTATGGAAACATCAAGAACATTAGCCGCGAACAAGAGATTTTCAATTCCAGCATTCACGATGAAAGTATCAGGACCCATCATATAGTTGGTTCCGTGAGCAATCCTTTTGAGAACCAGATTCCTGAATTCCGTTGTGACCTTCTCATAATCCATGCCAAAGAACAGAGTTCCCAGACTCTTGTAGAAATCCCTGCCAGGTGTTTCCAATGCCGTTATAAGATTTAAGTCCTGCGCCAGGTATGCGGTACAACGTGCTTCACTCTGGGAATTATCTGGCTCACATAGAATGAATCCTTCATCTGCTATCAGCATTTCCTTTGCATAGTATGGAATGTTTTGGATCTGAGTTCCACACCAGAAGTTGGATTTGCTGCTGGCCATTCTATTTGTTTCCGTCCCAAATGGATTTATTGTGTAGAGCATCCTCCCATTCTTCTGGACGAAATCAAAATATGTACTGATGGCTTTGCTGTTTTCGCGATAGGAAATGATCCTGCTGGTGAAGGCAAATAGGATTGGATGCTGTTCTCCTACTGCTGAAAGATTCTTTTCATCCGTTCCACGAACGATCCTCTGCTTCTTTCCATCCACTTTCTTAAACCCAATCTTTGGGTCTTTTGCTCCAAGTATATCGTATACGTAGGTTTGTACTTGCCGATAAGAGCCTGGATTAAAACCCGATGGTTTTTTTGCACGAATATCTCCTTTATCATCAGCCATTATTTGAAGCTCTTCCAGCATCTTTCCTACTACGATTTCACGGGCTGCGCGCAACTCCTTTCTTTTATCATTATCAATGAGGAACCCTTCGAATCCACAGTAAAGCGAAGGATAGACCAGTTTGAATTGGGACGCATAATTGCGTCGAGCATAGACGGGCAAATGTCTAAGATAGTGCAGGCAAATCCTTGCGGTGTTGAATGTATCCCTTCCATTGTATTCCCAATATTGACGGATATCTCCACTCTTTGAAGCCTCTTTCGCCTGCTGTTTCCATTGCCGATAGTCTGGCAAAGTAATTGAAGCAACGAAATCAAGACTCTTAGGTAGGGATACGTATTGTGCGTGGGCCATTCCCATAGTATCCAGGCAGAAGTTTCTTGGCCAGGCCCTGTATACTATTGAATGAAGGCAGTCATACATTCCGTTATGCATACACTTAGGAATATCCGTAGCATTCATTTCCTGCATGAACAGGATCGCCTGCTTGAATTCCCAGTCTGATATCCAGTGGGGTTCCATGAAATTGAAAAATGGAAGAACATAGGTGACAAACTTTCCTGCTCGTGTGAAAGCTGTATAGGAAACACAGGTAATTATAGTGATCCCATTCTCTACAGCTTCCGATTCTTCCTCAGTATCCCCAGATATCATTGTTCCCTCTGGGGAAACTGTCACTGTTTCTATGTCATACGCCATGAAAAGGGAATCATTAAGAACAATCTTGGCTTCCCTGAAGGTATCCAAAGTCTCAAGAACCTTGAATGTGAATCCTTTGTTGATCTTTACATCCAGATGCTTGAACTTTTCCAAGTCGGTCTGAAGGAGAAAACGCCCATGATCTACAGTGTTTATCTGTGCAAGAGAGTTGCCGACAATAACAGGAACTGAATAATCAAGGCGACTACCACGATGTTCATTAAGAGTCGGAGTTCCCGACACAACATTGGCAAGGGTTTTTTCATTGCAAAGAAAGATTCCATGGCAGCCACTTGTTTTTGCAAGATCAATGAGCTGGGAAATTGATAGTGTTCGTGAAGTAGAAAGTGCCGCATAGCCTTGTTCCCTTATGAAGTATTGTAGTACATTAAGGTAGTTCTGTTCTAGTGGATCATAATTTACCAGAATTTTCATGCCTTACCTTTCTTCAGATCACGGTAGGTACGCTGGAAAGAACCATGCGGATATTTGAAAGTGGTAGGCATTCTGCTTGCCGTAAAAACAGAACGTGCATAGACAACCTTCAGTTCAACTTTCTCAAATCCAGTCTTTGCCAAAAGTTTCCGAATCTTCTTGCAGCGTTTTGCGTTCATGATTTTCTCCTAAGTGGAAAACACAAAAAGGGAAGAGGATTTCTCCCCCTCCCCCTAGTTCTTACATTTACTCTTGTGAGGGGGCCGGAATAATCCGAAGTCTCAGCCAATTGTTCACATTGCCATTCTTATCCTTGGACTTGGTATAGCTGATGCGCCCATAGAATTCGATTTCATTGGCAAAGAGTTCGAACGTATCATTCAAAGTCATTCCATCCATGGATTCCAAGTCACAAATCTTCCTGGCTTCCCGTTTGAAAAGCTCCAATCCTTCTTTGGTTCCTTGGAAATTCAAGGTGAAAAGACTTCCATCAGGAACAGGAGGTTCTTCATCGGAAGAAAGTTCCAAAGTTTGGACAGTTGCAATAACAACCCGAATGGATTGCTTTACTCCATCATCATTCTCGAACTTGGCGATCTTTCCTGAAATGGTTTTCAGTTTGTAATCGCCAGCCGGAGGATTGATATATTCTGCTGCTTCCTGGAATTCGTCCAGGGTTTCGTCAGCAATGGATTCCAGATCGAGGAGGGTAGATACTTTGCTCATTTTGATTCCTTCTTAACAGGTTGTGGTTTGGGTTTTGGTTTCTTGCTTTTGCAAGGTCTTGGAGTTACATTGAATGGTTGCTCATGTGGATAATGGGATTTTTCCATTTACTTTATGATTCCTCCCTTAACAAGGATTTCTGCCATAGTAATCTCAGCAGCTGATTCCACTTTGATTCCGAGTCGTGATTTAGTTTGTGTATTCAAAGCGTAGGTTGTGCTTGAT